CGGCCCGTCACCGCTCCACCAACGCCAGCCGCAAAATATTCACCGCCATTACCTGTTTCCCACCGGCCGGCAGCCTTACTGTCAGGGCGCAACTGCACTTTAGGGAAAATTTGTTTATATTCTTCCATATCCATAAGGTTTCGCACCTTACGGCCAAACCGCACAGCTAACTCAGCCGTGTGCGTTGTTTGAATAATCTTTAACGTCGGGCGGCGGCCAATCAACCACGCCGGCAACAAATAACTACTGAACTCACTCTTCGTATGGCGCGGCGGCATATTGACTATAAGCCGCTTACTCTCGCCAGTAGCTATGCGCTTAAAAGCTGCTGCCATACGGGTATGGTGCATTCCGCCAATAAAATCTGGCCAAACAACCTTCACAAAATCTAAAAAATCAGCCTGGGCAGCATCCGCCTTAGCAGTTGCACCTGCACGCTCTAACAAGTGGGCAAATAATTTTAACTTATCTTCAGGGATGCTATCAAGGTTCACGCCTAGGTCATTAGGCATATGGCACCTCTAATTTGCAGGGTCGCGCACAAAAGCCAACACCTGCTGCTTAACATCATCTGGCAAGTCCAACAACTCACACGCAGCAATCAACTGCAATCGGCGGTCGTACTTCGGCGGTAAACCACGGCTACCCCACGCACTCACCATCGCCTTACTCATACCCAACTTCTGCGCAAAATAAGCTGTACCACCAGCATACTTGAAAAGTAGATTCGTATTCACTCACCGCTCCACATACGTGCTGCCTAACCAACTAAGCACACCGCCCATCAATCCGCCAAACACAACACCAACCATAGTCAACGCTGCACCCATACCACGCCAACGGTTGAGTGATTCGTTCTGCAAAGCAACCATTTTATATAGATTCTGTACATCTGTCTGTAAACGCTCGACCTTGGCCGAAAGTTCACTGATTTCGCGGTGCAGTCGGATGTCGTTGTCGTCTGACATTATATCATGTCCCGTGGCCGATTTGATTTGCACCCTACATTATTTGTGTAGAACCGTACACATGCTGATGCCTGTGTACTGGTCTCCGTGCAAGGGGGGTGCGCCCTTTTTATTTACTGGTTTTTACTGTGCTTTATTTGGCGGGGGTCCCTGGCAGTTAAGTAAAAGCAAAGTAAAAGGGCGGGCCATTGCTGGCCCGCCGCAAGTATTAGGTGGTTGGTTTTACCCCGCTATTTGGGTTAAGCGCCACCATAACCATAAGCGGTTTGGCAAGCGGGTTGCCGGTATGGCCCGCGCTGTTGGTTTTATTGTACACGCCGCTTAGCAGGGCCAAATAAGCACTGTTAAGGTTGGTGTTAGCGCCGTTGTTTTTGCAAAGCGTGTTGCTTTTGGGGTTGTTTTTAACCGCTAGCAGTGCCGCTTGCGCCAAGCTGGTGCCCTGCACCCACAACGCATTTAAAATAGCCATGCGCACGGCGGCGTTGCCGTTTTTGTAAGTGCTATGTTGTACAAATGGCCACGTAATGCCGGCGCTAGGCCCCCAATTATTGTGCGTTGGCGTAAACCCGGCAACCTGCACAAGGCCCATATTGTTAGGCCCGCCGTGCTGCGCAATAAATGCGTTAAGCACGGGGCAATGTATACTGCCGGCGCCGGCAGTAGGCACGCCCTTTTTGGCCGCAATAACGGTGCCGGGGTTGCACCAATAGGCGGGTGTGTGCGGCGTTATTATGTTGGCCAGGTTGGCGGGTATGGGGTTGGTTTTGTGCGCTTGGCCAAGCGTGCCGGTAAACACCGTGCCCTTATGGTTAGGCGTGGCAATAGGTGCCGGCACGGGTTGCGCCGCGCGGGTGGTTTGCTTTTTGGTAGGTTGTTTTGCCATTGTGTAAAACCCTTTTGCTAAGGTTAGGGGCAACGCCCCCTTGGCGTTGCCATAATGTTATTATAGGGCGCCGCGCGCGTTTTGCAATAGTGCAAAACACAAAAAGTGAAATTTAGTTTAGCGCCACAATTAGTAGAACAGCGAACGCCGCCGCTAGGGTTGCGAGGAGTAAGAGCATGTTGGACCCACTGTTGGTTGCACTATGGCAAGCAACCACAGCCGAACGGCGCAGCCTAGCCAAAAGCGCTCCGGGTCGGGTCGGGTCGGGTCCGGTCGGGGTCCAGTCTCTCTTCTCTCTGTCCACATTCCTGTGTCCTAGAAAGTAGATCGTCCTTGATCATTTGCGATCTGATTATCGATTATCGACTGTCAACCATCGACGATCGTTTATCGATGATTGATCATCAACGATCGTAACTGATCAAGCAGACTGTCAAAGTCGCCCGACGGTCCAGAGAACAAGAGCGTTGGATTATCGATTATCGCCTCGTATCCAGCGGCGTAGAGTTCAAGCAGCCCTGATCGTGGCCGATCAACCAAGTTGTAAACAGAACCTCCGTTCTGCAAATACGCAGTTTGCCACGCGATTTGATGTGGCGATAAGAGTTTCGGTAAATTCACTCTTAACTTGTTATTGCAGATTTTCAGCTCAAGCCAGAACGCATGGCCGTTGATCATACCGTGCACATCTGGCACGCCTGGTGTCGCCCAGCTTTCCAATCGTGTCCAGTGGAATGGCTGTGCTGCGGCGCTCGCACGGAGCCGATGCCACAGCTTGCTTTCGGGCTTAACAGGCATCTTTTGAACTTTGCTATATAGAAGACGATAGCCTGGGTACAGGCTCATAGTTTTTTATAAAATCAAAATCGCCGCGCGGGCCAGAAAAAGTTTGTCGTTTGATATTGGATTGGCCATTAGTCCAATATCTGTGTTTTGTGCAAAATGAACCACTTACAACGCAGATATCAAGATAGTGAGATAACTGACACGACGAATAAACTTTTTATTGATCGCCGACTGCCGCTATCACATTCTATATAGTAAAGTTTAAAAAAGCCCCCGCACCTTGTGAGCGCGGGGGCTGGTTGATTAGCGCGGCAACAGCCAGTAGGTCGTAATGAACTTACCGCCGTAGCAAACATCTTCATGCTCACTAACAATGCGGTATTCGCCCGCAGGCACGTTACCAAACGCTCTTACGTTGGTAACGCCGTGGTCAAGGAACTTGCACCCAACATGGTCGCACCGATCTGCCTTGCTTGGGTCGTGGGTGTAATCAGTAACCAGCATTTGCCAGAGTGTGCGTGGTGGGTTGTGCCGCGCTAAGAATGCAACAGCCCCTGTAATGTGGTTCTCTTCTTGTTGGTTGTATTCTACCACTTGTGGGTGTTCGCCCACGGCGGTGTACGGTTCTGCATATTCGTCGTCTTTTGGCACAAACAGCAGTGCGCCTGGAGTTTTTGCCAGCCCATAGCCAAAGTCCACGCGATTGTTAATGGCCGTTGCAATATGAACATTGCTTGGCACCATAAGGGTCTCTTCGCTGTAGGCGTAGGTAATGGCATTCTGGTAGTGTTTTGCAAGATTGGTCATAATGACCTCCTTTAGATTTTGGTTACAAGAACGGGTTTGCCCCCGCACTATTAAAGTACGGGGGCAGATTGCAGACCCAAAGTGTTAGTTGTTCAAGCGGCAATGGCCCAGTAAACGTAGCTGTGCCACTCACGCCCCATAGTTGGGTCTTGGTAGGTAGTTTGTTCTTCGTAGAAATGTTGGCCTGTAATAAAGTGAACGCCCAGGTAATCTAACGTGACTTCGTTTACAAGCTGTTCAGCGGGTTGGTTTGCCAAGTCTGGGTGGCGTTCCAAGTGTTGCAGGTTTACGGAGTGGCCATACCGGCGGGTAGGCGATTGCGGCGCAATAACATCTTGCCACACAAGCTGGCCCCAGTCACCCACAAGCGTGGTGTTCGCGGGCAGGCTGTGGGGATTGTACGGTACGCACCACTCATTTTGCATAGGGTTGTTGTGGTCATAATCGGGCGCATAACACTGCATGCCACCAGGCCCCCAAGGATAGTTACAAGGTTCGTCGCCATCCCCGGAACAAAAGGCTGCATCTGGGAAGAACAGGGTTGTGCTTGGGCTACTGAACAGTAAAGCGTATGCTTTCTTTTGTTGGTTGCTTGCATCTAGCAAGGGCAGTAGCAAACGATGCCCCCAGCTTTGACGCATGGCAGCAGCTTCTAGCTGATGTGCTTTGTTGTAGAATGTAAGTGCTTGCATGACTTCCTCCTATGAACAAGGGGCAGGCTGCCCCCATACAAGGTAAATGTACGGGGGCAGATTACCGACCCAAACTGTTTATTGGTCAAGCGGAACTAGCCAGTAGCAAGTGCTAGAGAGTTCTGGTGCCCACCATTGGGTCTGTTCATACGCCACATGCCGCACGGCAGCAGATTTATATGGGGCGCTGCTGAACGCTGGCGCATGGCCCGGAACGTGCCAGCAATGCCACCAAGAAAACCTTGTTTTGTGAAAATAACAAAGGCTAGCGTGTTGCTCGGCCGGTGGCACTGGCACCTGAACACGGTGGGTGTACGCGCTTTGCTTGTTACGAATATCAGCGTGTGCCCGTATAAAATCCCAGGTCTCTGCGTTGGCGGCATACACAAACGGTGATTCCGTACCGAAAGCTGGCGCGTAGCCAGTCTCGTCGTCGGCAGCGTACCAAAATTCAGCCGGGTGCCATAGGTTAGCACGCATGAACGCTTGCTTTGCTTCTAACGCTTTAGCCAAGTAATCGGCAGCGGGCGCGTTTACATACTCAGCAGTAAACCGCTTGTTGATTTCGGCGTTGTAATAATCAAGTGCTGTGTTAGTCATAAGGACCTCCATTGGGTTTGCATAAAGGGAACAAAAAGCCCCCATACAAATACTGTACGGGGGCTGATTGTGACGGCAAAATACTTTGTGTTCGTTTAGCGTATGCTCACCGCACCCCCATAGCTGGGCGTGTCAATAGTAGTTACGCTTCCGCTCCAAACCATATGCCATTTGCCCTTGTTAGGGTCGCTGGCATCTGGCCGCCACAGGTAGCAATATTCAATATCGCTGGCCAAGTTATCTTGCCAATCTTCCACGCTAGCGTATAAACGCGCTTGGGCATAAGGATCGGCACGTTCACGGCCAAACGCAACTGTCACGCCTGGCTCGCGGGAACTGTCACTGTGCTCACCGGTCGGGTACAAGTGTTTGTCAAGCACAACAATGTCGCCCAGTGCAATGAGTTCAGCCACGCGGTCGGTTGTTTTGTAGTGTTTGGTGAGTGTTCGCCCCACCCCACTCATATAACCATCAAAGTGGCAGTAAATCACCTGCACACGATCGTCAGGTAAAAGCTGTGCAATGTTACTGCGAGTTGCCATAGTAATCCTCCTATCGGTTAGGCATATTGCACCAATACAAAAACAGTACAGCGGCAGATTATCGCCACCTATTGGTTTTGGTTCAGCAATACATACTCGGGGTACAGTGTTTGGCGGAACTGCCGGGTGCGACGATCGGCACAGGCAATCGGCATTTTGTGGATTTTGCGTAGCCTGTGGATGATCGTAGCTAAGTCTGCGTGATTGCCTACACCAAGCTGTTGAGCTTGTGGCAAGTTGATGGCGCGATGTTCACGCAAGTATGCGCCAACAGCAGCAGTCAAATTTTTGGGCATAATCTGGTCCATAACCAGCTCCTTAAAAAAGCGCCCCCGAGTAGGGGCTCGGGGGCAGTGTCTGGGAGGCAACATACAAGCTGACGGGAAGGCAGCTTGTTCATGGTTTGGACAGGCTTACTTTGCCACAACCAAACGAATAAAGCTAGTGCCCCACGATGCGCTGCTGCGTGACTGGCCACCATTAAGCAACATCCAAGTCATAATGTTCTTTTTAGCGCTCGTACCACGCTTGGCCCCCGCCCGTAGGATAGTGCTAAGGCGGTTGTCACCATCTACCCCATGCAGGTGGTCCATGAGGTCATGGTAACGTGTACCCTTGTCCGTGTACGTTTGGTCACGGAAAAACGGCACTGGCCGGTCAGTATCAAGGGCTACGTTAGGTAACACCTCAACACGCACATTTTGTGTTTGACCACCCGCATACATCTTGATGAACTGGTTTATGGTTGCCCAGGTAATTTCACCACTGGGGTGCCGCTCAGGGCCAAAGGTTACCCCGCTTTGGTCGCTTTGCAGTGTGGCCACTTGCTCGGTGGCTTTAGGCTTGGGTGATGCAGCGGGCTTGGTTTTAGACGCTGGCTTTTTGGCAACAGGAATGTCAATAGTCTTGACGTTCTTGTGCTGCTTTGCACGACCTTTTGCAATTTGGTCGGCAGTGGGTTTGCTCGGCAAACCAGTTTTTGAAACAAGTGCATGTACAGTCATTGGTAAACCCCTTTCTCCGGGTTGTTTGCAATGTGTGTAATATTACAGGCAAGAGGCCGAACACCAAACACTTTTTTGTCATTAGTGCAAAAAAGCCTAGACGTCTGCCCGTTCAACACAGATGATATTTTTGACGGCGATTGCATCTGGGAACTCGGTGTGTGCAAACACCATCAATGTATCAAAGTTCTGGCTGATGTGTTTCCAACAATGCCCTGGATTATCAAACCGCAACGGCTTATCGTTCCATGTTTGTACTTCTATCGCGTCGTGATAGGGAACGTCCAATGGGTTCATCCAAAACATGACGATTGCGATGATGAAATATGTATTCATCAGTCAAGCAAAATAACTAGGAGCAGCGCGAGCACTGCCCCTAGCGTGGCATACAGTATGAACATTTGCCACTCCACCTAGTGCATCAGCAAGTATGCAACAAACACAACAGCGGATAGGCCGACGCATGCAAACAGGAACACAATGCCCTCAAGCAACCATGTGAGTATACCCATTACGCACTCCTCTTACGTGCAGTGCCACCAAGCATCGTGCGCACAATGTTTGTACGGTCATCATGCGCAATGTAGTCATTGAGCATGTCTTGGTTTGGCACGGTATGAATCAAGTGCAGCCGCATACTTTCGGTGCCGTATGGTACGAAGGTGAATTTAGGCATATCCGGCAGGTTGTCGCCATGCCCCTTGACACGCACCACAAAACCGTCGCGCACGTACACACCGTCTTGGCTGCGCCACTTGTCTGCAATGTACAGGTCAGTAGCGCCATAGATATTGTTACTAGTCCACATAAGCAACCTCCTAGCAAAAACGCTTACCCATAAAAGGTGCATTAGCAGAGGGCAAATACCTAGTAAAAATTACTCGCTTGTAAGCACTTTATAATCTGCTGTTATTTCCTTCAATGCGGGGTAATCCTTTTGCATGTCTTGTATTGCCCGCATCACCTCTTCACGATTCATTTGGTCGATCTTGCCGTGCATGATTTCTTTACGGTCAATATAAATGCCAGCAGCTTGACCACGAAACTTTTCTGCATTGATTGCAGCCGCAAAGTTACCAGCTTGCATCGCCTCGTCGCGCAGCTCGGCCAGTTTGCGCACATGGTTTTCAAAGTTGACCTCGTACTTCCGGCCAAGCTCTTCTTTGATTTCACGGATGCGGCGAGTAATGTTAGGCCATCGCTTCGGATTAAGCAGTTCGCTAGCTTTACTGTGTGCGCTGCGATTGCTGTAGCCAGCTTCTACCGCGCATTGACTTTGCGTCAAGTCGTCACGGGTAGCGTACAGCATCGCAAATTTCTCTTGGATTTTGGTCAGCCCTTTCTCGCGCTTTGGGTTCGCTACGACTTCAAGCTGTTTTTTGTGTGTGACTTTAGGTGCTACCATTACATCCAGTCAGGGCGGGGTCGCCCCCATCTATAATGAACAATGCCTAGACTTTCCTTATATTTGTAATAATCGCGGTAAGCAACAATCAGGTCATCATTTTTGTACTCGTCAGGCATGCATTGTGGCACTGGCGTAAACAGATCTGTGTCAATGCCGAAGGGCACTTGTGCCAGTGGCAATAGCAATCGTATGGATGCGTGAGTTTTGCCACGCCTGAACTTGAACTCTTCATGCAAGTGGTAGAACAAATGGTGCGTCCATACATAGTTTTCCTTACTAGTGCGTACCCAGACTGTCATTGGGTGATTCATGTATGCTTTTTGATACAGCCGGCACGCATCAGCGTAGGCATTGCCATCTATCAAACGATGCGCCGTGCATAGCATCTGTGCTGTTTCTAGCACCATCTTCACTACATGCTTATCGCCGTGCATTTGTGCGGCACGCTGCGGGTCGGTATCAAGGTGAAATATATTCATGGTAACCCCTTTCTACGGGAAGTCCTGACCCAAGCCAGAGCACACAGGGCGTTACCCTCTCCGGCTTGGGTCAGGCTGGTGTTGCATGATTAAGCTGTTATCAAACACGCCATGCGCACGCAGCGTGCAGAGGTGCCAGCTTTGACCAGCGCACAGAAAGGAAGCAAAGAGGGGGCCTCTCTGCGCTGGCATCATGCCTGGTTAGGTGCCCTCACCAGTTGCGGCACCCTCAAAGGAGGTCTGCACCTCTCCCCCAATACCTTGTATCATATCTATGATGACGATAGGGTCACCAAACTCGCGTAAAGCATCTGTGGCTTGGTACAATGCGGTCTCAGCTTGCACAATCGCAGACTGTTTGCCACGCATGTAAGCAAAGTCATCAGCCTCAAGCACCATAAGGTTGCGCTTGGCTTCATAGTAACGCTGATAGCACCGCCACAAGTGCTCTTGGTTTACCGCAACAGCATCGTCAAAGCCTTGCTCCTGCGGCCACCGAGCAACGGTGTACTCGTGTGCAATTTGGTTGACTCGGTTGTAAACGCCCATCACAGCACCCGCCAAACTTTGATAGTGCCATCATCCTGTACACGGGTGGCGATGCGCTTTTGCTGTTTATATGCAGCATTGCGTAAACGCTCAGCCTCATGCCGGTTGGCAACGTACACAATGTCGCCAATGGCCATGTCAGTAATCAAGGTAGCCCACTGGCCTGGGGGCGGTGGAACATCAGTAGGTTTGCCTTTAATGATGTCATACAGCTTTTTGAACATGCGTAACCTCCATAAGTTATATACGCATAGTTACAAAGCCACCGCTGACTAGTTAAAACAAACCTTTTTTACTCACCAACCTGTTCTTATTGTCGTAAAGCAATTTGAACAAATGACACGCCGCGCATCACTTATTTCAAGGAAGAAGTGTATTGAACCGCAGTTTTCCTCTGGGCAGCGTATCGCTGTCACTTCGTGAAACTGTGGCTCATCTTGTTTGAGTGGGAACTGTATTACGTTATCGTTGGCCATTGCGCACCTCACGCTATTAAAGCAGGTGTCCAAGGTTCATCTGCAAACGTTTGTTTTGCGTCGCCCCAGTTAGCACCGAACTCAGCATCTACTAAACTCGGTACAGTTAGTGATACGCATGTTTCCATAATTTCTTTGATGGCCCGCGCATCTTTTTCACTGCTGACAGAAACATCAAGTTCATCATGTACTTGTATCATTGGCAAGTAGCCATTGTCATATAAGGCGACCATCGCAGCTTTGGTTTGGTCTGCTGCACTGCCTTGTATCAGCTTGTTCAGCGCCTTGTACGTGAAGGCCCGCCGAATGCTAGGGCCATGCTCACTGAACGCGTCTTGGTATGTCATTGGCTTGTAGGTGCCATACTTACTAGGCTCCCACTTGTCAAAACGGCAGCGTCGGCCCAGCAGTGTGCGGATCACGCCTTTGGTGGCTGCGCGCTTGCTAGCATACTCGCTGAGTTGATTGACAAAGGGCACTTTGTCGTGGTACTCCTCAAACAGCTTTTTACCCTCGTCCATTTCTAAGCCCAAGCTAGTCGCTAGCTTACGAGTGCCCATGCCGTAGAACAAACCGAGGTTGATATCTTTGGCTTGTTTACGCGGCACGCCTACGATGTCTGCAGCCATTTGGTGAAAGTCAGTATGCACATCGCGGTTGTACTCATCAGCAAACGCCTGTGCGCCCCTGAACTCTAACAGGCTTGCATAATGCACGACTAACCGTGGCTCTTGGCTGCTGTAGTCAAACGCACCCCACAACGCATCCCGCTCAGGCAAAAACAAGCTGCGGATCATAGGGCCAATCTGTGCATTGCGTGCGGGCATTTGCTGTAAGTTCGGGCTGCTGTAACTGAACCGGCCTGTGATTGTACCTGCATCATCACTGCGCAACTGGTGTAGCTCTGCGTGGATGCGGCCATTGTGGCTATGCTTCAGTATTGTATCTACAAATGTAGTACGGGCCTTGTTCAGCTCGCGCGCCTCTACAATCAGCTTAGGCACTGCATGAGTATGGTTCTTCAGCCAAAACTTCGTAAAACTCGGTGCATCTGTTTTGTCAGTGCGGGGGTAGGGTAGGTCAATCGCATCAAAGGCCTCGGCTATGCTGGCGGCTGCCCAGATCTCTACATGCTTACCTGTTTCCTTGTGAAGCTGTGCGAGTAACTGCTGCTCTTGCTGGTGAAAGTAGCCTTTGAGATACTCTGCCCGGTCAAGATCAATGCGCACTCCTTGCCGCCGCATGGGGATGACAGTAGCTAGTACCTTGTGCTCAAGGTCTACAACGTCAGCTATATCTTCCTGCACAATAAGCGATTGAAAGTGGTTCCACAGGCGCAGTGTCAACGCTGCATCTTGCTCAGCGTATGCGCCAACAAAACTAGCTGGTAGTTTGAACATCTCGCTTTTGGCATCAACGCCAAACTCAGCGGCAGCTTCGCGAAGGTCTTTCTCAGATTTGATGTCTGCTAAGTAATCACGGCTGAGATTGTTCAGCGAGTAACTGAACCTGTTTTCATCAAGCAGCGGTGCCACTACCATCGTATCACGTATTTGGCCACGCACCTTCACGCCTTCGGCAAGGAGCCAGCCTACATCGTATTGTGCGTTGTGGAAGATAAGGTGTTTAGCCGGGTCACCTGTTACGCTTGACAGCCAGCGTAGTGTGCGGCGCGGGTCGAGATTCGGGCCAATCTCATGCCGGATAGGGAAGTACCACTGATTATCAGCCACCGCCACCGCAATACCGATGATGTAGCCGTCTTGTCGTGCCCATCCGCTACCTAAATCACGCAAGTTTGGGTCACGTGTTTCAAGGTCAACAGCTACAGTATCATACCCACGTAAGTCAGGATACTCAGTGGGTGCCACCCACTCTGTTTTAGGTGCGAAGAATGTCATCTGCCTTGGGCTTTTATTCATACTTACGCACTTTCATCAGTTTGCGGCAGGAACACCTTGGCCATTTATTTTTCAGCACGCGGGCAACAATCCGCCTTTCTTCTTGTAAACAAGAACACACGGCCAGCAAAGGTGTTTCCAAGCTATCCCGCTCAGGTATCTTCGGTGGGATCAATGGGCTCTTTGTTAATTTCATGGCTATCCACTTGGCCGTTGAGCTGGCACCACGCCTCTACCAAAAACAGGTATCGGCGTAAGTCGCGTATATCATCAATGATGCCTTCCTGCCGTTGGTCTTGGGCCACAGCTTTGAACACATCATAACCGTGCTGCTCAACTT